GGGTTCAAGACAGAGCGGGGGGGTTAGAGCGTCCTGAAGAGTGCAGACGCTATCGAGCCATGTGGTGAAGCGGGCGTGGTCGAACCCCGGCAACGCATCGTGGCAATACGCGTGGTACCAGTCACGGGGCGGGTTCTCAAACGTGGGAGGCGAGGCTTCGGGGTCCACCACCCAGCCGGCGCGCGACAGGTATGACATGTACTCGCTATCGGGGGTGAATGCGCCGCGGGCGAGCGCCATAACCTTAGTGGCCAGGGGTCCGATGACTGGGGTGTTTGCGTCGGTGAGTGCGAACCCGGCGAACTTGTCGACCAACTTCTGCTCGGCGGGGAAGTTGTCAGGGCGTCGGCCACACGTGTGAATTTTCGCAAGCTGGCGAGGGAGGTCGGCGCAATTGGAGGCGTCGCCATGCCACACATCCGGACCGTAGACGCGAGCGAGGAACTCGATGCCAAAGCTGCCACGGTCGACGTTTACTGCCTTGACATTGAGGCCGAGTGCACTGCACGCGCGCTTGTAGCTGGCGACGTCCATATCCACGCTCAAGCCGTCGTCGCCGCCGTAAAGGCCACTGGTCGTGCGCTGCCAAGCGAGGGGCCCCTGGACGAATTTGGTGAGGGGTCCGGGGGACATACGTTGGCCGAGGTAGGTGGCGAACATGTTGCAGAGGGAGTTGAAGGCACTGGTTTCAGGGCTCCCGGAGCCACGCGCTGTACCCAGGTGGTAGCGCGTCTCGAGCGTACAGATGACGAAGAGATTGTACTGAGAGCGGTGGAGATTGCTGATCTGGGCGTGGTAGGCGGGGCCGAAGAGGCGGAAGAGCAGCGCCAACTCAAACGCGCGTAGGGCTGGTGAGATGGTGCCGTCAAAGCGGGAGAAGTCAGTCTTGCACACTGTCTGGGCGCCAGAGCAGGCCGCAGCCACTCGGCGGGCGACGTCCTGCGGAGTGAGGGAGAAGGCGTAGCAGTCCACGCCCTTCAGCCAGTCGGACACGGTGTAGATGACTCGCGAGTACTCCATCTTGTCGACGTCGTTGTAAGTGGTGATCAAGCGGGGATCCTTGACGTCAGCTCGAAACGTGGCCCTCGGTGAGACAACAACCGATCATCCCTGACCGGCCCCCCAAACTAAAAACCCCACCTACAC